AATTTTAGGAGCCAGAGAACTGTTTGATCCTACTGCTATCAACATTGTTGCGGGAGTAACAGCATACACATCACAGGTATATACTTCATTCTTAGATCATACCGCATACGGAATAACTAAAGATTGTAGTTTTGATAACGAATCGTATATTATGATTGTTTATCCCAGAGATTTAACTGTAGATGAACAAGAAACTTTTGCATGGGGCGGAACAGGATCTTCATGGGGACCCATTTTAGATTCTGGCGGAAACTACAACGATTTCGTTTTAAACAACAATCCAGACGATATTAGTAGTTCTCCTATAAAATATGCCAATACTCACTTGGCATATACAGAAGGATACTGGTCAACAGGTAGTACTGCAATAAACACTTCATTAATTTCTAATACTTTTCAAACGTGTAATTCTGCAACTGTATACGGAATACGCGGAGTAGAACGTGTTTTTGCTAAATCTCCGTATTCATTACACGGATATTGGCATCATTCGTGGGGATTATACAACACTATACGAGTAATACATTCACAAAATGTATACAATAAACGAGTCAGTGTGTCTCCAATATTTAACTGGACAGAATATCCGACATACGCAGAAAAAACAGCGTTTGATGGTATTCGTTTACTGCCTGATGGTGTTACTTCTAATTCTCAAGGTGTAACCGCTAACTCTGGAGCCTTATCAGGATGGTATTTACCTAGCCACGATGAAATGGCGTTTATTGCTTCTAATACATCCAGCACTTTTGGATTTAATGTTAATCAAACTTTAATGTTAACACCAGACGGACAACCACTAAACGGTTTGTATTGGACTTCAACCGGCACTTTTGATTACTCTAAGAGCGAAGGCATATACGACGGCAATACTAAACCACTCGCAGGATCAGTAGCAATTTCTATGCAATTTGATGTTAACGGCTCAGATTATCGGGTAGTTAAATCTAGCAGACAAGAAAAATTAAAGGTACGACCAATACGTATGATTCGCTGTGATGGTAAAACTCCCGCAAACAGGTATCTCTGGTTCGTTCCATCAGTGCTGTCTAGCTCTAATAAAAATATAAATCAAAGAAATATAGATATTCTTAATATCGAGTCAATATGAGTAAATACGACACCAGTGCATTACAACTAGGAAACATATTTGTAAATACGGAGCCGTACCGTGGGGGTGTTGGTCCCACAGGTTCTACTGGTCCTACTGGTGCTACCGGTCCTATTGGAAATGTTGGATCACGAGGAACGGGCGTTTCTGTTATATTAAAAACCAATAGTGATGGAATCACAGTATTTTTAACTAATTCTACAGGAATAAACGTATCCGGTTTATCTGGTAATACTTTTGTTGATTACGAGAGTGTAGCTAGTTTTTATTCTTTAAATGGAGCCACTGGCGTAGATATAAACACTAGTTTTGAAGTAAAAGGCAGTGTACAAGGATTTACTGCTGGATTTAAATCTGTATATTTTCTTGGTGGTATTTGTGGAGCGTACTCTGGATCAGACATTAAAATATCAGGAACCAGTGGAGCTAGTACAAAACTTGGATCTGCAGGTAATATATTAGTTGGTGTGACTAATGATGTAACCGAAGGCTTTAATGTAAATCTTTTTAAATACGAAGAAAATATTGTAGGTATAACCACGGTTCCGGTGTTAAAAGCCAAATTAAGTTCGTTTATACAACCAAATTTTGGTGTTAATAGAAGCTTCGTTAATGTTCATACATCTGACCCTCTATTTACACTAGGTGGATTAATCTCTGGAAGTACACAAAACATATACTTTCCACAAACAATATTTAACGCAATATCTCAAGGAATTACTGGTGTTGATGTGGTTTCTACAGAATATGCTAAAGTAAAATCTGGACAGTTTAATAAAAAAATAAATGTAACAAGTACATTAATTTCATCTAATAATCCAAAAGTTTCGTATGGAGTATACGAATACGGATCGTGTTGTCATTGTAATGATGTAGGTTTGTCTAGATGTAGAGATTTTATCGGTAAAAATTATTGCGAAACTGCTGTTGATTCGGGTGGATTGGGTGGAGTATTTTCGTTTAGATCTTGCGAACAACGAAAAACCTCGGATTGCACTGCTGTATCTAAATGCTGTATAAACGGAATATGCCTAGATTTAGAAATGGGAGAATGTGCTAGACTAGGGGGAATTGCCACCGAAGGCAGCTTCTGTAACGACACCTTTGATTGTTAAAATTTATTATAAATACAATTAACTATGCCTTCAATTCTTGGTTCTAGTACTATTGCCGGTTTAACCCTTTCTTTTACTGGGCCAACCGGATTTACCGGCCCAATAGGCCCAGCAGGTCCTAAAGGGCCACCAGGATTAACTTTAGGACCAACAGGACCAACAGGATTTTACATAAAAGATGTATTATCGGATATACAAACTAATAAAATTAGTTTTATTTTGTCCGACAACAGAATTATAGGGCCATTATCCGGATTTACTGGGCCTAGTGTTAATTTAAATAATTCTAGAGGTGTTAGTCTAGCTTTTAGTGCGGATTATCAAACCGTGCTGTTGGGAGTTTGTGGTGGACTAACATTTGAATTCAGGGGTATTTGTGGCGATGGACAAATAGTGTTCCCATCATTATCTTCTGACGGAACAGAACTAATACTTTCAATAGGAACTATAACAGGAGGAGTTTCTTTTGGAAATACTGGATCAACAGTTTTATTGTACAGTACTCCTAGTGGTGCGGTTTCTGGTACTAAAATAAAAATTATTGAATCGAGTTTTCATAGAGAAGAAACAGAACCTGGATTCTTAACTCAAATTCCCGCAGATTATCTAGAATTAGGACTCACCGGACCTGCTGGAACTATTACGGTTCCTAATGTAACCGTATTTTCTGATTTTATTGAAACGTATATTGGTGTACCTAGTGTAACCCGAAATACACAACCAGTGTTGCCTATAGACGGAATTAGTGGTGTGGACTCTGGTGGATACGTTTTAAATTTAGATAAATCTTCGGTATTTAAATTTGCTACTCCATTAGGAATAACTGCTTTCTATAGAGATCCTAAGTACACAACTAACAGATCTGCGGATGGCTTGCCTGATAGCACCACAGTAGACTCTTGGGTATTTTTTATTGACGGTGCAGACGTTTGGAATCTTCCGTCTAATCTGCTATTTGATTCAGGAGTAACAGGGGGATTGGGTGGTTTTGGCTTCTGTAAAGGTATGAACATTCTTCGTGTACAAAGCGATTACCATCGTGGTGTGTATTACGCATCTTTTATAGATCGTTGTGTGGGAGACGATACAGGATCCATGCAATACGGTGGAATCGGATCGTGTTGTTATTCTGGTGGTTGTGAAGATTACGTGACAGAAGATTATTGTACTGACGTTAAAGGTGGACAATTTACTGCTCTAAAAACATGTAAAGAATCGTGTAATATTGGTTCGTGCTGTCTAAACGGTGTGTGTCGAGATAACGTGTCTAAAGAAGTGTGTGAACACTATCTGGGAACGTGGGATGGTACTTCGGCGTGTATAGATGGAGATGGTTCGTCGTGTACAGCTGGTTCTTTTGTTTATCAGTTAACAAAAATCAACACAACAGAACCTGTTTCTATACTAAATACTGCTTCAAGAAGTGCACCACAAAAGGTAGCAGAATTTAGAGTTAGTACAAACGATCCTACAACAAAAATTAGTATACCTAGTTTTATTTCCGATGGAGAAGGAACTCCCTATGGTTTGTTTAGTTTTAATGGAACCGCTGCAGGATTCGGAACAGATATATTAGGAAGTGAAGCGTTAATTACACCAGGATCTCCATTAATCGGTAGAACATTTGCGATTTATTTTGATAACAACTCAAACACAATAATAGATAAGCCGTACAGTCCTTTATCGTTACGATTGTCTTTGAAAGATTCTTCTAATACTGAACAAAAATTTTTAAATTTCAGTGTTAGACCTAAATTTGCAACCAGTTGTGGTGGCGATCCTGATGCCGTTCGAATTCGAACAGCATTTGATTTGGATCGATATTGCCACGATTGTTGGACAAGAAATGACGAAGGAGAAAAAGTATATTATCCTGTACAACAACAATCAGGTACTTTTGATTATTGTTACAACAAAACTACTGGGACTAGAACGTTAATATGTGCGTCATCAACTGAAGTTTCTCACGTAAACGATTGTAGTGTAACCGACGCTGCTTTTGATCCTTCTGTACTTACTCGTTGTGTTCATTACGATCACGGATTTACTGCACAGCTTCGAGGAATGGATTGTGCTCCTTGTCTTAACGCATTAGAAGATGGATGTGAGTGTGGTAGTAATGAGGCGTGTTGTTGCGCTACTTGCTTTAAACCAGAAATGAATCCTGCTTCTCCCAATTACGGAAGATGTGTGTTTGCTCCATGTCCTGGTCAAGGATGCGAGAGTTTCGGATTAAACGCAGGAGATCCGTTCCCTGATGCAGAAATTTGCACTGGCGGTGTGTTTGCTGGTAGAGATGGTAGAGTAGAAAGACCCACTTCAGAAACTACTACTGAATTTGTATGCACCGGAAACCCCAATGTTCTGTACACGAATACTGATGGTAGTACTACCACAGGTAAACCGTATTGGTTAGAACCAACTTTTTATCCTAGCAGTGAAGCATTAAAAACACAATTGCTGTTTGCAGGAATTACAACAGAGCAAGGTCTTAGCGCAGAAATGGGATTCATAGCTTCACAGTTAACAACATTAACAAATCCAGATAATGGAAAGTCTTTATATTTCACGCCAGAAAATCAAAATGTTAATATCAAGTTAACTCCTGCTCTGGGATTAACATGCTGTAACTACGAAGATTACGATACGTCTGAAATACCTCAACTACTAATTCCTGTGGACTGGACACCACCATCACCGTCTGGTGGTAAAGAATTTGAAATTAAATATTTACAATTCCCCGGCGCGGCAGCTCATTCGGTAGACATGAAATGTTGGTCTATTAAAGGTCCGTGGTATGACCTATACGGTAGACCTTTAAAGCAAGATACAAATTCTTGTAAACAAGGATGTGCTGTGAATTTTAGCACAAAAATGGAAAATTTATTTGTTAAATGTACTTTTATCAAAGGCACAAATCCACCACAACTTAGTCCGGAACATCCTCCTTGTGTTATTAAGCCTTTAAAACTTGATATAAATTGCAGTAGAGGTGGATGGTTAGGATACATAGGAGAAAACTCAACACAATGTGGTGGTGGTTTTTACAATAGTGAATTAATATGGCCAACAGATTCTGGTTTAGTGGGTATAAGCGAGCTGTTAGAAGCAAACGCAACAGTTATTGGTGGACAAAAATTTGCCAGAATTACAGGATTTTCTAATACTTGTAATTCAACAGCAAAATGGTGGCAATCTGATCCTAACTGTTACAGAAACACCAATTCTGCATGTAATATTGGTAGATTTATTGCGGATCTAATACCATTTGGTGATATACCAACCGGACCACAAGGGGCACGACAAAGAACTACCAAACAATATTGGACATCTAAACCTGTTATATGTCAAAATTTACAACCACGATCAACCACTGCACCGACTGGTGTTGGTAACAATTATAAAGGAAGTTGTTCCTTCCAAAAAATTGATAATCTAACTAATGCGTCTATAACTTTTGAAAATTCATTATTGCTACAGTCATACATGAACGAGTTGATCTGGAAACCCAGATATTGCCCGTGTAATGCATTCAATACCAGAACAAATTATTGTTCTACTGAACCCTGTGAGTTTTTAGGACTATCGTGTGAGCCCCGAACAGGAACTAATTTAGGATTGCCGTCAACCACTCAGCTTGATAACTGCGAACGAGAATCGTTACCAGGATCTAAACGATACGTGTTGTTTGTTTTACAAGATCCTGATAACACTAATAACTTTGAGACAATAAAACCACAATTATACGAGATAGATCTGGTAAATAACACTACAACACTAACAGATTATTGGCTGTACTATTCTACAGGAAGAGTAGACGCTTCTGGTTTTCTCACGGTATCTTCTTCAAATCCAGGAGACGAAATTGAACCAAATCTAAAGAAAATTCGTAGTAATGAAACATTTACTATTTCAGATTTAGTCAATAAACCATTAGGCCCACTGTACGTGTATTGGGATGGACTAGCAGGCCAAAACGATGAGTTCTTCTCTAAAACACAACCAATACAAAAGGTTGTAAAAATTGATCCCACAATTTACACCAATATAGCCGGAGATAAAATCGTATGGGAAGAAATGCCTGTAACTTCTCCTAATATTATACCAAACGTTGTTGACAATGGAGACACTTTCACGTTAAACGTAACTTTAGATCCTGTATCTACTGTTGTACCGCTAACAGAAGGAGAGTGGTCTATACTAACCTGGGCTTACAGCGTATGGACTGTTAAGAAATCGACAGATGCAGGAGTGGCGTCTCCCACAACTACTACTACTGGAGACGATACTGGTGGTATAATGCTTTTTGACTTAAATTATGATCGTAATTATGAAAAAACATTTGGACCATGGAAATATGACCATTTCCCAGTAGATAATTTTAGTAATGATACAACAGTAAAACTACAAATAACCACTACAATTATTGTTGGAAAAGATGTAACTGTTGGTACAGATCCTGTTAGCGGAGATCCTATTGGTGATGGTACTGACGACATTAGAGTTATAGAAAACACCCAATATATAACTATTTTAAGACCGGGGGCAACTCCACCATCGACTGGCGGAAGTCTTCCTCCCAGAACAACAACACGAAAACTATTAACAGTTGATGGGGGTTCACGGTGTGTTAAAATAGACTGTGAAGCGTTTGGAGACTGTTCTACTTTACCGGATTGCTAAAATGAGTATACATTTCCGTTCAAGAATAGCTAATAATAATGCAAATCCAACCATAACCGGATTAGATTCTGGTTGGTGTTGTCAAACCGGAACCGCTGTATCTTCTCCTGCTCAATGTCCGGGCGGTGGATATATTCGCGGAGCGGAGGGCGATTCTCAGTGTATTGCTGCTGGAGGATGTTTAGTAGATTTACCTGTTCCGGGCTCGCCAACACTAACGTTCACAGACGGAGCGTGTTGCCACTGGAAAAATAACCAAGGCACCTATTATCAGACGTGCGAGCAAGTAAATAACGATCTAGACTGTTTCAACTTAAACGAAGGAACATCAGAAAATTTACACTCTACATTCTATCCAGCAAAAACTTGCGAAAATCAAGGCGGAGACATCACTTGTAACGGAATAAAAATTAAAAACACAAATAAAGAAGTGTGCGTTCCTGACGACAATACTGGCTGTTTTAATTCTAGTGATTTGATTGGTAATTGTTGTAGAGTAACCACAGAATCTACAGAGTGTATTATTACAACTAAATTAGAATGTGGTGATGGAGTTTGGACTCCCCCGTACAACGGAACTTTACGTTCGTGTACTCTTTCTCCTTGTTCTGATATTTTTATGCCAACGGGTAGAACTCCTCCATCTGCTACAACCAGTTCGGTTTCGCAGTCTACTTATTCGTTTAAACGCATTCCAGCTATTGGCGAATACTACCAAGGAGGAATATACGTTGGAACCTTTACAGAAAATACTTCTGAAGTTTTAGGAAATGATTTTACTGGAACTGCAGTAACTTACACAGCAAGGGGCACACAAAGCAACCGTTCGTGGATACTTATAGCAGATCTTCAAGATTTACCTATAAGCTCATTTAATACTGAAACAGAAAATTATACAGATCTAGCTGCAAACGAATACGATGGATGGTCTAATACCGAAAATTATAATAGTTTGCTGTACACAACCATTAAAAATCATACAGCAAATTCTTTCACAGATTGGTATCTTCCAAGTTTAGATGAGCTGGCTTTATATTTTAAAAACATCAAATTAAATACTGTAGTATACGATAATGTAAATTTAATAAATGGAAAATATTTAACGTCAACGCCGTTTAGTATAAATGGAAAACAATCTTTTAACAATAATAAACAATATATGTTTATTCAAAGCGCAAATTCTAGTGATTACGCTAATGTGAGTTTACTGGAAAAAAATAAAGCTACCAAGATTAGACTTTTTAGAAGAATTTATCTAACGTAACTATATAATATTAGACAATAGGAGTTTATATTATGGGATGTGGATGTAATAAAAAGAATAACCAAAACACAGTTCAACCACAGGCAAACGCACCAACTGCGCCTACTCAACCACCTGTTGAATTTAGATCTGCTACTCCCGGAAGTCCAACTAATAGATTTTCTAAAAGTATAAGCATGGTTAAAAGTTTTGCTTCGGCTATTGCTTCTCGTGGTATCAGCAACGAAAAGGTAAATAAACCTATAAAACAATTGCGTGTTCTTAGTTGTTTTGGAAATAAATCTCAAGGAGGAGAATTAACTCCATGCGAATATCTTCGTGATAGCCAAACTTCTGGAAAACACTATTGTGGTGGTTGTGGATGTGGTGATAAACCGTCTACATGGCTAATGTCAAACGGCGAAGAGTACAGTAAACTAGACTATCCTAAATTAAACTGCCCTTTGAACATGCCCGGATTTACTAACTACGAACCTAGTGCGCCAGATGAGGCCAACACACCAGTAACTAGGCGATATTACATTGAAAATATAGATTTTAATCAGGTTTTAACTACTCCTGTAAGCCTTCCCGTTGCTCCAACGACACCAAATACATCCACAGAACCTACTAATTAATTTAGAAATATAAAACGCCATAAATACTTACAGGTATTTTATGGCAAGACCAAATTCTAGACAAACATTAATAGAGTACTGTTTACGAAAACTAGGTGCTCCGGTTATCGAAATAAACGTTGACTGGCAGCAATGTGAAGATCGTTTAGACGATGCTTTAGATTATTTTGTTGAACGCCATTTTGACGGCGTTGAAAAGGTATTTTTTAAATACCAAGTAACACAAGAAGATATAGACAATCAATACATTTCTGTTTCTGATATTGGTCCACCAAACGGAACTAACGGTCCTACCGGAAATGAAATAGTCTCTGTGGTTAAAGTTATGCAATTTGGTAGTTTTGCAAACATTAATATGTTTGATATTCGTTATCAAATGGCGTTAACCGACTATTTTGGTGTCAATCGAAACCTTCAAGGTACGCACGCGCTAGGTCTTGCTAATTATGATGCTATGATGCGTTACATTAAACTCATTGAAGATTATTTTCAACCAGAAAAGGCTATTCAATTTAGCAAAGTAGCAGGCAAACTACACTTAAACATGGACTGGAAACAAGAAACACATCCCGGTGACTGGTTGGCCATTCAAGCATACGCATCATTAAATCCTGATGATTACACTAAAATATACGATGATCGATATTTAAAACGATATCTTACTGCTCTTATCAAGAGACAATGGGGTTCAAACATGGCCAAATTTGATGGAGTAGCTATGCCTGGTGGTGTTACTATGAGAGGTGCTCAAGTATTCGCAGAAGCTATGGCAGAAATTGCTCAGATAGAACAAGAATTCTTAACTAATTCTGAACTACCAGTAGATTTTATGACAGGTTAATATGGCAGTCAATCCGTATTTTAAAGATTATTCTGAAGAACAAGATCTTGTAGAAGATCTAACCATTGAAATAATAAAAACAATGGGTCGTGATTTTGTTTATATTCCTCGTGAAAAATTTAAACAAGACTTACTATTCGGTGAACAATACGGTGTATTTTTTACCATAGGAATTCCTTTAGAAATGTATATAGATTCTACTACTGGATTTCCTGGCCAAGGCGATATAGCAAGTAAATTTGGTATCGAAGTTAAAGACGATATTTTTCTAACTATAGCAAAAAAACGATTTATACAAGAAATTCAAGCTCGTTTACCTGATATCAAACGACCGCGTGAAGGCGATATAGTTTATTTTCCGTACGCAAAAGCATTATTTGAAATAAACTTTGTAGAACACGAAAATCCATTTTACCAACTAGGTAAATTGTATTGCTATAAACTAACCTGCAGTCTGTTTACTTACAATGAAGAAGCTATGCGAACAGGTAATACGGATATAGATAGTGTTGAAACATACGACCACGGCATGACTGCAGAGAATAAAGAAATCTCTTCTTTAGACGATGGTATATTAGATTTTACCGAGACTGATCCATTTTCTGAAGGAAATTACTAATGTTTACATATTATAAAAACGATTCCATAAGAAAATTAGTAATAGCTTTTGGTTCGTTATTTAATAATATACACATAATGCAAAAAACTTCAACAGGAGAAGACAGGGACATAATGGTTCCTATAACCTATTCTCCTAAAGAGAAATTTATTAAACGTTTAATATTACCTAGCTCTATTAGTGAAAACACCCGCGTAGAAATAAACATACCACAAATTGGATTTGAGATAACAAACATAACTTACGATCCAACACGCCATTTAAATAAGGTTCATAAAAAACTTATAGGATCTACAGGCAATACGGATTTACAGTCTTACATGGAAGTTCCGTATAATTTTACATTTGGTTTATATGCGTATTCACGAAACATTGATGAAAATTTACAAATGATGGAACAGATACTCCCGTATTTTAGTCCAGAATTTGTTATAACTATTAATGTAAACACCAATACTCATAAAAAAATTGACATACCAATAACCTTGATGCAAACGGTGTTAACTCAAGAATATGAAGGTGACTTTAATTCTAGAAGAGCAATTATAAGTTCTTATATTTTTAACGCAAAATCGTATGTTTACGGAAAGACAGAAACAATTTTCAATATAACAAATTATCTTGCTACTGCGACAATAAATCCTGGCGGAATAACTTTTGGAATAACTGGAGGATTTTTAGAATGACAGACGATATTATTTCTAAATCTTTGGGTATAAATTTTATAGCTAAACCAGAAGAATCTGTTCTAGTTCCAGAACCCAAAAAAGAAGAAAAGGGATTAGATAAAGATTTTGAATACGCTAAAGATAACATTAAACTATTAATATCAAATGGCACCGATGCTATTGAAGAAATACTTAAAGTAGCTAAAGCAGGAGACTCTCCTCGTGCTTATGAAGTTGTATCGCAGCTTTTAAAAACTGTGGCTGATATGAATAAAGATCTTTTAGACCTTCATCAGAAAGCTAAAGCAGTAAAAAAAGAAA